TTCAACTTTAGGTTGTTCAACTTTAGGTTCTTCTAAAATTATATTCTGCCAACTATTATCATCTTTTTTTTCTTCTTCTTGTTCAGTTTTGTAAACAAGTGGTCCAACATTTTTAATACCTGGCACGTGCTTAAATCCTTTGTGCAAGTATGCATGTGTTTCAGTTTTAATGGGTTGTTCTATTATAGGTTCTTGTATAGGTTCTATAATAGGTTCTTGTATAGGTTCTATAATAGGTTCTTGTACAGGCTGTTCAACACTTTCAGTAATAGGTTTTATGATTATACTATCTGTGATTGAATCATTATTTGGTTCTTGTTTATTTTTTTCTATATCTTTTTTTTCCCAATTTCTACTTGTGTTAGCTGCTATCACCAACATCAAAGCCAGTGGATCGAATACTAACACAATCAATATAATAACCCATCTAACCGCACGCTCTAATAAATTGTTGTCAGGATTATCTCCATATATCAATGCAGCTATATATTTGATAGGTCCAACTTCGGCTTCAATTTTACGATTCTCTGCTGCAATTGGAGCACGTAATTCATTAAGTTTGGCTATTTCTTGTTGTGCTTTTGCTATTTCATTTTGTAATTGCTGTCTTTCGCGTGCTTGTTGTCTGCGAATTTGTACAGCACGCTCGGCAGCACTTTCACTGTCACCACGATTAAGTCTTGCATCGACTTGCGCATCCATTTGTTGCAATGCTTTACGGGCTAATTCAATGTTATCACGCTGAGTTTTTATTTTTTCATCATATAATGCTAATTTGGCTTGTGCGTCACCAGATACTATACTTTGATCCATGTGTGCTTTAGATAAAAATCCAAAGATACCCATACTTGTTAATAGCGCCAAGGACACCACCGCCGGCACCAAATAAATTTTTAATTTCCAGCCTGCACGATTCCAGTATTTATGTAGCCATATGGTGGTTACAACTTTGGCTATCTCTAATATACCACCCATTATTATAATAGGTATAGCAGCAGCGGCGAAAATGGCAACAAGCCCAAGTATACTATACCAGGCTGCAATGCCACTAAGACTAAGTGCTGTGACTAAAACAAGGTTGTTAAGGTTAAATATATTTTTTATGAACATTTAATATTTATAATTAAAATTCCTTAATTATCAATAGTTAAATTAAACAGATGTCCATATGTACCTGTAAACTCTACATAATTCATTACCAATTTTCTTGGAATTCCAGGACCCTGTTGAATTAAAAAAGTAACTAAGTGATCTTCTAGTTCAAAACTTCTACTTTTGATTTGTATGACGGTAATACTATCACCATCTTCAAATTTATGTGATTTGCCAACCAATTCGTATAATTTATTCATAATAATTACTTATCATCACGGAAAGTTTTGAATCTAGGAAATCTGAGACTATAAGAACCATCTTGGTTTTGGGTGACCGCATCCGCAAGTACTACCGCGGTCTGACCAATCACTGAATCTTTGTTGTCCCAATAATGTTGTCGTTCTTCGTCTGTATAGCCAGAACCAACATTGACAGTGATATGCTTGCCGTCATCAATACCTTCACATACCAATGCGCCCATGCGACCAGCATGTTTACCGGTGCCTTCTTCTATTCCAATAACCGTCAAGTCATAATCATATACTGGTTTCCATTTCATCCAGCTGGTTGAGCGTTTACATTCATATGGGGCATCAGTTGCTTTCACCATGATGCCTTCAAATCCCGCACCAACTTGATCCTTAGCATAACTATCAAGTTGGTCACGACCTTCGGCAGTATCAAGGTCAACCATGATATGAGGCAACAGTTCAACATTAGGCATCTTCTCTACAGTAGCACGAATATTTTCAAGGATCTTGATACGTTTTTCAAGTTGTACGTTCCAATAGCCCCTACGAAAATCTTCTAGAGGCACAATATCAAAAATATTGAATACACTATCGGTTGCCTGCACATTTTCCTTACGGCGAGCCTGACGCATAAGTTCTTGGAATGTATTACCAATCACTTCACCATCAAGCACAAAGCCATTCATAAGAATATTAGGATTACCATAACGAACAATATTCGTAAAGTTATCACGGATTTGATTTTCAATATGTGTGAAGTTCTCAAACAACTTGCCATTTCGGCTTAGTGACAATACAGTGAGACCGTCGGTGTCACTGTGGGAGACTACCATGAGTACCCGGCAGTTGTGGACTAACATGTCATTGGCGAAAAAATTATTAGTATTTTTTACTTGAATATCATAACGAGACATTGCTGTTGGTTGTAGTTTTTTGATACTCTTGATTTTTACAGAAATCATGTTAGCCTCTCAAGTAATAGTTGTTTAACTGAATCAAAGTTATGTTTAATATCATACTCCCAAATCACGATGATGTCAACCCCGAACGAACGTATGTGGATATTTCGTATTTCATCACCCTTCCATACCTCTGCGGCAGTATGTGGTCCATCAAAAAACACCACAACATCCGATCCGTGGTATAATTTTGGATTCATGTGCCACCTATCACCGAATATTTCTATTACCGTGTTCTTAACAGAAACAAAAATATCGGGTATAGGGGAATAAACTCGACGCAAGTCATCGTTGTATTTTCTAAATAGACCAGCACGATCATTGTCGTGTGCTATGTTTTGAGACATTAAAAAATTTGATACTTTTTTGTGCGGCCGCGAAAATCTCCCATTATTTTTTTTGTACCAGGGTAGCTCGACCGGATTTAACACACCGTATTTTTGATATAATGTTTCTTTAGACTTCTGTTTCACATCTGATCGTTGAAACGGATTGATAACACCATATCTATCTAAATTTGTATTATTTTTCTTTTCTTTGATACTATTTGATTGTGATACATTATAGATTCCGTCTCCGTAGATCCGTTCTACTGTGGACTTATATAAATTGCGAGTTATTTTGCTATTCGCAGTGTCTTTTAAGCTAGGCACATGAATACCGTTATGTTTGCAGGTTGTAGTTATCATATCGTATGATATTTTTTCCCCAAACAACTCTATTGAATTCTTTGATAGATATAAGATTGAATAACCCTCGTCAATCAAGCTAGCAATTTTATCTTTGTATTTTTCACCTATTAAGTGGTATTCTAGATTTCTTACTGTTTTTGAACATATATGACATACTGGCATAACAATCTCCTGTTATTATTTATGCCTGTAGCCAAAATTAGATGGTTAAATGTCTGCTAGAAGTTCATCGGTTTCGGTTAGTAAATCTACCCTGCGATAGCATTTTAGTTTAGGTAGATATACCAAGTGATTACCGGTTAGGGGAGGCAGGATTTTGCCGTTCTCTAGCGTGATTTCGAACCATTCATAGTCAGTTACCGCGTCATCGACCCCATCCTTAGACCAACCAACGATGTCATTAAATTCAATCTTGCCGGTTATAGTATTATATGATTTAACTTTCCCTACTAGGTTTTTGTCAACAACTTCTTTAATGGTGACTTTTGTGCCATCTTGAAATTCCACAACCCAGTCAGCACTTAAACAGCCATCCAGTTTAGGCTCAAGGCGTTTGACACCCTTCATTTCAGGGCGACCTTCACTATTGGTGGCAAGTTGGCAACCAAAGACAGGAATTTCATATTGAGTTTTCTTACAGATTTTGTTAATAGTCTTGTCACTGATGCCTACACGAAGATCCCGGCGAATAACAGGAGCACAGAAATTATTCCATTCTTCACTGTCAAAACGATATGACATTTCTTCGATAGCAACTAATGCAGCATTACCTGTAAGTTGGCGCTGGCTAAGTTTAGTTAGCAATTGATTAAAGTCACTCCATGGATTTTCTGCATTAGTTATGCCAATGGTGTCGTGTACCTTGCGTACCCCAAAAACCACAAAAGGATTATAGCAGGCTTTTGTCAAGCCTAGAAAAATTTGAGCATTAACTGAACCCAAAGTAGCAGCCTCAAGTGCCTGCTTAATTACATCCTCTTTGTGCAGACGGCTATCCGATTTATTAAGAAGTTTAATCCAAGATGCACTCATTTCAAGTCCTTAAATTTTTATTTAAAAGGTTCTTCTTCGCTAAGATTAGTGAATAGATTTAAACTGTCAACTGTATCGATTGCTCTATCAACACTGATTAGTAAAGTTTGTAATTCTTCGTGTAAAAGTTTTAATTTTTCTTTGCTGGTAGTGCGTATGAAACGACTAGTGGTTGCTATTTTCCTTAATTGTAATTCAGATCCAACTGCCATATAACGGTTAATCGTAAAATCCCGTTCGCTAGTACTAAAATGTCCACTCAACAAGGTAATTTCATTCCTTGATACTTCACACAATACAGTATCCTCATTTATTTTAGCTACAACTTTCATGATTGTAAAATCCTCATAAGATTTTCATTTCTTACATTTTGTTCTTTGCGCAAACGGTTTTTTTCGTGATTTTTACCAAACAACAATTTGTCGTAATCTCGCGCCCATTTCAATCCAAATAGCCAAACTTCTAACTCCTCTATTGTGCCAACAAAAATTTCTGTGTCACGTGAATATACGGGCAAAGAGTCATTGTCTTTTGGAATTAATGCAACACGATCTTCGACGTTGGTATTTATATATTTAGGAGATACAATGTTGAAACCCAATAGATCGCACTCTTTTTCTATATTTCTAAGTTTTCGGATAAATTGAATACCAGACATAATTTACCCCTTAAATTTATTTGTCAGCGTGCTCTAGACAACTTACATATATCCAACCTTCACCTCTTAATTGACCTTTGTTGCCGCATGTTTCGCAAGTTACACCACTCATACTTTCAGCCATACGTACCATGCCATCAATGGCACTGTCTCCGCCATCATAATAGAAACGCAAGGTACCAAATTTTTCTTTTACTTGAGTGGCAACAACTTGCGGACAAACATCAAAAACATCATGAAAAACATGTGTGTTTTCTTTCTTAGCATCTTCTAGACATTTAGCTACTTTTCTATTTACATAGACCTCATTTGGTGAGAACTTGGAAAAATAATTAAACAATGATTTTGTATCACCTTTTAAAGCTTTGTATAGTGCCCGATTGAATAATAGAGCATTCAACCTATTTTTACGAGAATCATCAATGTGGTTTTGAATATTGGCACAAAGTTGATCAAGAATGTCATACCATCCTTCACCACATTCAAAACCCCAACACATTAGAGTCATTGACTTATGACGGTCTCTAAAAATTTTAGGATATTTTGTTACTAATGTTTCCATCTTTTTCATTTTATTTTCCTATCTATACAGTTTCAACAATCTTAACACGATTAAGCTGTGTAAATTCATTACGATCAGATTTAAAGTTTTTCACAGTGCCTTTAACCTTGATTTTAGTACCTAATTGCAGACCAATACGATAAGAAAAAAATACGGCTTGGTCTAAATCAGTAAGACCGCTAATGAAATATGTACTATACAAATTACTAAAAACACATTTAACAACATTGACCTCAATATCAATTCTTTCTCCAATCTTTGCATTAATAAATCCACCACTTGCACTGTTAAGCTTTTCGTTTTGTCTATCACGCTCAACCTTAAGCAAATACGAATAGGGAAGACTGGATATAATGCTAAAATGTTTGTTGCCAATGGTGTCAAGACTAGCAATTTTCATCACCTTTTTTTCAAAATCAGTAAGGTACTTACTTTGTAAAATCTTAAAAGTATATCCTTGATAATAAGTGCGAATTGATTGTCCTAATTTTCGATCTTCATCCGTAATTTGTGTAATATCATTCAAGATATCCACGATTAGGTCACGATTGGCTTTCTTCACAATTTGTATGTCGGGTACTTTATGATACCCACTGTTAATTCGATATGCAGTACATGCCGCCGCCCAAACATCATCAGCCGAAAATTTAACAATTTGTTTGTTAATCTTGGCAGGTTTGGTTATGTTACCACCATTAGAACGCTTAGAGGCACTCAAAATACATCTCCGATAGATGACATCACAGTAATTATAACAAATATAATAGTTATTGTCAAATTTTTTTCATAATTTTTTCAATTAGGTGTTGTGCATCAGAGTTATTTGAAACCAAATTTTGTCTTAATTCGGTTAGTTGCCTAATATATTCATCCAATAATTCAATTACATACTCTTGACGGAATTTTGGTTGATTGTTATACCAAAGTTCAAGTCCGTTTTGACCTTCTTCGCCGAGCAAATGTTCGATAAAACGAATATTGTTTGCATCTGTTTCATGTGGGTTTTTTTATCCATAATTATATTATACATTGAATAATCAAATATAATTTAATTGATAGGTATACGTAATCGAAAACTCAAGACATTAACACCATGTTGTTCAATTTTTGGTACAAATAACATACAGAGTTAGGTATAACAGATTTCAGGAAAAATTATCGGTAAAATTTGGGCACGATTGTATCCTGTAACTGCACCCATTAATACTCCTACATCCCAAGAATTTTTCTTGTAAAAGGCATAACGACCATAAGCATAGATACTGCCTTGATGTTCACTGTTTATATACCAACCGCCGGCTATGGTCCATTTTTGCGATAAGGATTCTTCTAGTCCCATGCCAAGGTTAAAACCGTTGTATCCATGTCGATCATGCAGGCTTATGCCGTTAACCTGCACATAGGTTTCAGCTTGAGCCAGAGAAAGGTTCAATGCTAAGATTATAGCCAGCAGTAGTTTTGCACTGAGTTTCATAGTAAAATAGTAAAGAAACAAAATTATATTAAAATATTATTTTTTAATATTTGTTTGGTTTACGAAATCATACATTTTTTGTGCTGCTTCTAATACTTTATCTAATCCTGGATATTCGGGCATCTCAACTTTGGTAACAATCTTGCCTTCTTTATCACGCTCTACTGTTGTTTCCCAGCCTAGAAATTTATAATGAAAGTCTGTGCTAACCAGGTCTTTTGCCATAGATAAGATTTCTGTACGAATCTCATAACCGTTTTTTGATACCTTTAATTCAGGCATTTTGGGGATGTTATTTTCTGTCATAATTATTTCCTTTTTATGTATGTCTATTTTATCATTCTTTTTTTATCTATCAAGCATTTAGGTAATATTGTCAATTTATTATGGATTAAAGATTTGTGGTTTATGAACAAAAATAATAAATATAAGTATGCTATAAACAACCTTTTAAAGGACAATCATGAAAATTAGAGAAATAATTTTAGAAGATAAAGAAGAATATGTTACCCAAACAGTTGGGGATAAAATGCTTGACGTACTACAAAACGACAATTCTGTTACAGGGAAAAGGTTTTATCAAAGTATATCTAATCATGAACAACCTAAAGTTTTATTGGTAAAAAAAATTAAAGAAGCTGACCCAACTCGCAACGGAGCATACTTGATTTGGCTTGCTAGGATGTTCTTAGCAAATCAGTTTAAAATTGAAGATTTGGGTCGTATTAAACAAGAACTTGAATTTTTTGAAAAAGTTAAACCTAAACTTAAAAACCGAGACTTAAACAGTTACAAGAGCCTCGAAGAACTTTATAATGTATTAGAACCACTTAAACCTAAAAACAAAGAGGAAGAAGAGGCATTAAAGTCAGGTAAAGCCCAAGCAAAAGATATCAAACAAGCCGGTGCACAATATCTTATTAATTCTCCAAATTATAAAGCTTTGATCCCAAAAACTGAGGAAGCTGCTTGTCTTTATGGTAAAAACACAAAATGGTGTACTACTAGTGGAGAGTTTGAAAATTATAGTAGTCAAGGAGACCTTGTAATACTTATGGCAAATATTAACAATAAGTTGCGTAAATTTCAATTACATGTAGAAACAGAACAAGCAATGAATGAGCTTGATCAGCCAATTACCAAACAAGAAATAGCCGAACTTTCTAGATATCCTGAACATGCTAAATTGCTTAATATGCTAATTGATAAGCATTACAATGTATCCTAAAATAAATTTTAATATAACATGCTCAATCTTTATAACTTGCACTCTAACCCAGAAATTTTAGATCATTATGATTTAGCTGATGAAAAAATATCTGCGATATTTTGGGAGAAGTACAAAAACAACTTGGTCGAGTTAAAAAAGAGAGAACCAGCTATTGCAAAAAATGCAGAGTACGCATATTTTTATGCGAAATACATACTAAAAAACCCTTTGTGTTAGGTGAACCAAGTGTATTTAAAGACCCAAAATACGCCAAGCAATATAAACAATTTTTGCAAAAAATAAACAAAAATGCTTAATTGAAATACTACAGTTCCAAAAACTATGGTCTCTTATCTATAAGATAAAAAATTTAAAAACTGTCTATATATTTTTCATTAATGATGCTGATGATTTTGTTTAGGACTCAATGTTGAGTCCTAAACCGTACCACATATTACTTATACCACTTTTGAGAAAAGATGTCTTTGTTAATCAACAAAGCAGCTACCGAAGTCATTATATCGATATTAGCATCTGCTAAGTCTTTGGTGTACTTTGTTTGTGCATCTATAAAAGTATTAAGAATATTTGAAAATTGATCATGCTTTACGGCATGTTTGACAAACTCTTTTTTGGTGTTTTGAACTTGGTCTATAAAGTTGTGTACATAAGTATTAAACATTTTAAATCTCCTTGTATGTGTGTGTATAACAAAAGTATTTATATATAAAAATAGAAAAGGGGAGTTTTATTCCCCTTTTCTGATCAAATCAAATTCGTAAAGAGCTAACTGTCTTGCTAACCAAAGACGAATTTTGACATAATCTGTTACTTCAAATTTATTCTTAAGCAGCTTTCTTAGCGAAGCTGCACCTGCCAGGTGCAGCTTTCTTTTCATCCTTCTTGGCAGGTTCTGCTGCGAAGGCTGTGAGAGCAAAAAGACTACCAATTAAAGTTACTAACATTTTCATCTTAGTTTCCTTTATAAAAAACACAACGTTTTAGTTGTGTACTATATATTAACGCAACAATTTTGTCTACACCTAATTGCCCAAATAATAAATTTTCTACCGTTAACCTCCTCTACCTGTTTTTCTTATAAAGTTAGGTCCACCAAAACCTTTAGTATTAGGTTTTTGTGCCTTGTGAACTTTTTGATCAGGTTTTCCATTGGTAAAAGTAGAATTTTTTTTCTTTGCCTCATTAGCCATGTTAATGAAGGGATTTTTACTTTTCTTTTCTTCGGTCATTTTTATCCCTTATAGAATTTAAGTAATCTTGTATATTGCCATATAGATTAACCATCATGGCAATTTTGCTATCATATAACCTAATATAAAACTTTTTTGTTTTATCAATTTTATTTACGCCCAGATAATAGGGACATTTTATTTTTTTATTAAGTTGCAATACAAAATTATAATGGCTGATATTTTTAATGTATAAGTTTATATCATAATAATCTATTTGTGCTAATTCAAATACGACTACACCTTCATCGGTTAATCTTAATCCATCTTGTCTACCAGTGAACCACCAACGAAAAAATAAATCATCAAATGGTAATTCACGATAGATTTTTGCCTGTTGTTCTGGTATTTCTGCTAATACTGCTTCTGTTATTTTTTGTTTTATTGTTTTAGGAGAGGTCATAGGGATAAACGGTTTCCCCCGAATTCATAAAAACAACTGTAAATTTATCTGTTTTGAATTGGGAATTCAATTTTCTACAAAGATTTATAGCATGTCCGGGGTTACTAAAACTTGTTTTTTTATATTTGGGTGCTACATCATTGCTAAGATAATGAGAGGATTTTAAATTGATGGGTTGACCATCATAGAATACGTACCAAATACCCCTTGCATCAATAATTTGATCGCATTTATATGTTTGTTTGTTAACTAATTCTAGTAAAATTTTGGGTTGAGTTCTGCTCATTTAAATGAACCGCCTTTAACTTGTATATCTATAATTTCTTGTTTTTTTGCTAAATCTTTTTCTTTTTGTTCTAATAACAATTTACTTATATCGTCTCTCAACCCCCTAGCTTCTGCTACAGGTATAACAAGGTCTTTGGACTGTCTACTTTCTATAGCGGTTAATCTATCGAAAAAACGTCTAATGTATAACATTATTTATTTATCAAATCTGTTGCTTCTTTTTCAGTCTTAAAAGGGCCTTCATATTGATATCGTTGCACAAAAATATATTTAGGACAAAATACAACTTGATTAACATCATTTTGTTTTATTACAAACCAACCCGCAACATGATAACATTTGCTTTTATTTGTTTTAGTAAACAAATGCAATTTTCTCTTTAAGTCAAAAATAGAATTGTATACTTTATTTGTAGTGGGAAACTCGGGATATGGCGTTTCAACCTTGGTCTTGTTTGACTTTAACGGTTGAAATCTAATTTTAGTTAGTTTTTTGATTTCTTGTGTGTTTGTATAGTGTGAATTTTCACCATTAAGTTTTACCTCAAAACCAGTACCATTGGCAAGTACATTGCCAACTTTTTTATTACCGTCTGTGATAACCCAATATTGATCTTTTATAATAGGTTTAGCTATTAATGTAGTCATGTTTCTCCTGTATATTGTTTGATAAAATCATTTTCTAAAATCCATATATGGCAGAATATCGTTGTCAAATATTTGTGCCATGGTATTATACAATGACTTACGTTCAATTTCTGTCATACCTGATATTAATGATCCTGCAAATGTATCGTCATCATTACGAATGAATCCATAATCATGTCGGTAAGTAAAGCACATACTATGAATAATTTCTTCTCTAGTTTTCATTTTTTGTAAGCTCGCATACAAGTAAAAACTGCTCATAGGCTTTTTTAACAGCTGGATTAGTCAAGAGTTTATCAGCTTCAACTTGCATAGCTTTAACTCCTGCTTCAACTTGATCACGGATACTACCATGTGTTAACATGCAAAGGTCGTCTCCGAATTCTTCTGATAGTTTACGCCATGCTTTTATTTGACCTTCAGTTAAAGGTGTTTTTGTTGGGCGTAGTTCGCTAGCCTTTACCATAGCATTACAAATAGCATCCTCTGCTACCCTACCTGCAGCAATCATTGCGGCATAGTTAGGGTCAACATTATATCGAGTAGATTGACCGCCGGGGTAAATCATCATAAGATAATTACCTTTAGGAAGTGCATCTATAAACATACTGTCAAATTCTTTGACAGGGATATACTTACGACCAACTTTTTCGTAAAAAATTTTTTTCATTCTTTAACACCGTCTTTCAAAGTAGACCATCCAGTAAATTCGTTAAACTTTTTTTCAAGGTTTTCAATTTGTTTGCGCATTTCTTTTTGTTTCCAATCACGCCATTCTATAGCTATTTTTACTGTTTTTTCATTATTGTATACGTCCGCAACAAAACCTTCTAATGAAGTATACTTGACGGCTTGTTCCATCCATAATTTATCAACTACCATTCCCTTAGACACATCAAACGTATAATATGAACCATGATCAACTTTTGCATTCAACTCATTTTTTCGAGTGTATGAATTTGGACCACCCAAACAACTTAATACAGTGATATCATCATTCTTTACATCGACTACAAGAAAATATGGAGAAAACATTTCATGCCAAAAATCACCGATTTTTGGGTTATCTAGACTTTCTATATTTTGAAGTTTTTGTTTTTTAGGATCATAACTCATTTTTAAGCCCCTGTAATATTAATTGTTTGGCGTGCATATCTAACTTTTGTTTTTCTATCTCAATCATTTTTGGTGCTATAAATTTAATCCATTCTAGTACAGCATGTTCGCCATCTATATTGAGTTTGTTATATCTTGAATCTATATCACTTTTATAATACATAATGTCGTCCTTTAATATTTCTAAAAGACCAACATAAACCTGATTGCAAAACAATTTACTCATTTAGTATGCCTTTATACGGACTATTAAGCCATTTGGCATAAGTTTCAGCATTTTCACTGATTTTAGTTAATTCATACTTCGCACAAAAACGAAGGAAGTGTACACCAACTTGTGGTGTAGTTTTAATACGTACATTGTTACGAATAGTGTTATCAACATTATCCTTTACAGATTGAGGTTGTGCAGTAAGATCTATCAAAACACGGTTGCGTTCATAGTCATCACGTACACGGTGTTCTTCTC